GGAAATAGGCGCGCTGCGTTGAGCTCGCCACGCTCCAGACATTTTTTAATAAATTTTCGCTGCCACTACCGTATTTCTCGCAACCCGTGCGTCTACCTCAGTAGGAATCATTTGCATTGACTACTTGAGGACCTCCATGTCGTACCCCCTTTTGCGTCCCGCTCCACTGGCTGAAGCGCGGCGCGATAAACAGTGTCCCACAAGCGAGATATTTGTCAGAATCCGCACTTTTGTGAAAACAAAGAAAATTGTCTGACAGAAAACTCCATGTTTAGGTGTCAGGATAGGCCCACTAAAAGCAAGAGAGGCCCTTATGACTTCCAACACCAAAACCGGACCTGAGATCATTGAAGAGGTATACCGCCTGCTATATCAAGACGAATCCATAGCTGGGCAATTGCATCATCTTCCTTACATTTCAGTGCACGCATTGCCACCAGGACAGTTTGAGGATGGCGCCAACTGGAGACTGGATGTTGCCGTTTGCTCGTCGCATGAGATACACGAAGCTGTGTTGAAGGCGATGGCTACGTTGCAAAAGGAGGTACGGCTAGACGCTCCTCCTCTAGGTTCCTCAGCTTTTGGCTAAGCCTCAAAATAGCCCAGCAGGCTCTGCCTGTCGATCCCAGTTGTAGATCACCAGTTCACCCCTTTCCACCCGGTTTGCACCACCACCCACGGTGTAGTCCAGCGTCAAGGCTTCCATGTCGTAGCCCTTGAAGCACTCCCTGATCGCTGGATGGTCGTTGATGCTGACCACTGCCTTGCCTTTGATCGCCTTCAGCTTCTTGGCCATGAGCTCGTACTGCTCCCATTCAAATGGCACTCCATAGCCCTCCGTTTCCCAGTAAGGCGGGTCCAGATAGAACAAGCTGTGCGGCCGGTCGTAGCGGTCGATGCAAGACGCCCAGTCCAGCTGCTCTATGTAAGTGCCGCTGGCCAGGCGCAGATGCGCGGCCGACAGGTTCTCCTCGATCCGTAGCAGATTGATCGCCGGCGCTGTGGTGGCCGTGCCAAAGGTTTGGCCTGACACCTTGCCGCCAAAGCTCTGCTGCTGCAGGTAAAAGAACCGGGCCGCCCGTTGCACGTCGGTCAGCGTCTCTGGCCGCGTCTCCTGCAGCCATTTGAAGACTTGACGGCTGGTCAGCGCCCACTTGAACTGCCGGACAAACTCTTCCAGGTGGTGGGTGACCACCCGGTAGAGGTTGACCAGGTCGCCATTGACGTCGTTGAGCACCTCAACGTCTGCCGGCGCCCGGGCGAAGAAGACGGCCGCGCCATCGGCAAACACTTCCACATAGCAGTTATGAGGGGGAAACCTGTTCAGCAGCAGGTCGACCAGACGACGCTTGCCGCCGATCCAGGGAACGATTGGGTTTGCCATGGAGGCAGTCCTTTAAATCAGGCGCTCCCTGGCGCTCGGGTGTGGGGCTCGCGGCCCGCAAAGAATTGAGTGTGCCGCACCTGGGGCACTTGATGGACAGCACCTGGTAGATGCCTTCACCGAGTTTGCGGCCGCAGCTGCCGCACCGAATATCCAAATTTTTCTGCATTGCAAGTCTCTTTTCTGTCAGAAAAGTGGCTAGACTCCTCTCGCTGTCGCGACAGTGGCGGGGGTTCGGCGGCCTGTGGGGTCGCTCTGCTTGTTCGGGGCTTGGCCGGGTGTTCGTAGCACCTGACCAGGTCGCCCGTCTTTTTTTACGCCTCGCCCTCTACATAGCTCAGGTTCGGCGCTTCGCCTTCGATCTGGCCATCCCGCACGTAGACGCGCTTGCCGGCCTCGGTTTTGCCCAGGGCGTGAACCACACCGCCACCGCCCTCCAAGATGATGGTGGCCACGTCGCCAGCGACATACTCCACCACCCCCACATTGCGCGGCCGCTTGGGCAGCAGGTCCAGGAACACGGCATACGGATTAAGCATTGGTGTAGGTCTCCAGGGCGAGCTTCTGGGTTACCTTGGGGCGCTTCCAGCTCACGCCAATGCCTCGCACCAGGCCCGTGGTGCCGGCATACCGCACGAACTTGCCCGGCAGGATGAGGCCCGTCTCTGGCAGCACAGGCATCTCGATGGTGATGGTTTCCTTGAAGCCCGAGCGCGCCAGCTCAGCGATGCCCCTGCTGCGATGCACCGTACTGTCTGTGATCAGCGAGTGGACCACCTGGGGCGCGTACTCATCCTTGGCGGTGCCCGTGCGGCCAAATGGGCCAGACACACCAGCCTTGACGCCGGACAGCCACACAGCGTTGTAGGCCGGGCTGTCCACCTCATCGATATCGACCACGCTGGCCACGCCGGCAGGCAGCTCAAAGTCAGGCGTCACATCGGCCCAATGCCACGGGGCCACCGGGTACTCAGGCAGTATCCGCAGCGTTGCAGCGGTGTTGTGCGGCTGGACATAGGCGCCGGCCGCAGTGGCGATGTCCTGGATCGCTTCTATATAGGAGCCTTGCAAGGACCAGGTGTCACCCGGCACAAACCAGTCGTCAATGCCCCATTCGATAGCCCAGCCAATAGGCACTCCGTTGATGGTCAGTGCTTCATTGGCCAGCTGCTGGGCCGTGCGGTCCGCCTGGGAGCCAAAGTTGAGCTCAGGCGCATAGTCGGCAGCCAGCACGGCCGATTTACCCTTGCCGCCGACCTCGATGCGCCGAGGCAAAAACGGAAGGCGTCGCGCTTTTTGTGTCACGCGCAGGCGCACAGGGATGCTGTTGACCGTCACCTCGAGCTCTGCCGGGTAGCCATCAGCGCCGCGCACCAGCAGGGGCAAGGCCTCCTCTGGAAGCGTAGCCGACCAGCTCCAGGTCCAGGACTTGTGGTCGAGCTGCATGCTGAAGGCCACAGCCTTGATCTCTGCGCCGCTGTCTACGCGTCGCAGTGTGATTGAGTTGAACACCATGTAGGTTCTCCTGACTGGCACCACGATGGTGGCAGGTGGCTGCTCGGTTTCGCTGTCGCAGCAGTGGAAATACAGCCGCGCCGGCAGCCCGGCCAGCACTGGCTGGTCGAAGCACAACAGTGCCGGCAGATTGGGGTGGCAGGGCTTGGGCTGCCCGGGATTGACCGGGCCGGGCTTGCCCCAGCCTGGCTGCGTGGCCTGTTGGGTGCGTTGCATCACCAGCAGGTGCACTGCCTGCGCCTGGCCGCCTGCTTGGCTGCTCAGGGCATAAAGCGGTGTGGCCGACTCGGCGCCTTGCTGCACGAAGCGGCGCAGCGGGTTGGCATCCTCAAAGCGGCCGCTGGCCATTGCCCGTAAGGCCTGGGCCTGCTGCGCACGATGAGCAGCCCACACGCGCAGCGCGTTGGCGTCTTGAAAGCTCTGATCAATGATCTGCACCAGGGGCTTGGCCTGCTGGGCACGCTGGCCGGCCAAGACGCGCAGCGCTCCAGCATCCTGCCAGCGGGTCTCCAGCAGGGCCGGAACAGGCGCCGCCTGTTGGGTGATGTGCTGCACCAGGTGACGCAGGGAGCCGGCGTCTTGCCAGCTATCGCCGCCCAGCATTCGCCTGGCAGCTGCGGCCTGGCCGTGCTGGGTAGTCGAGGCCACCATGGGGCGCTCGACATTGACGTCGTACAGCCCCCGGATATGGCCACGCAGCCCGGTGACCTTGACGCTCGAGCGCAGGGATACCCCGATGCGGCCACGCACGTAACCGCGCAGGCCCGTAATGCGGCCAGCGCCATGAAGGGTGACCGGTGCACCGGGGCCTGTGGAGTCATCACCAAACACCAGGCGAGCGGGCAAGCCGTCGCTGGTGGGCCGGGTGAAGACAAGGCGGGCTGGCAGGCTCATGACTTAGCCCAGCACCAGGTTGCCCAGCAGCAGCACGCCACCGGCCTGCAGCAGGGGCGAGGTCTCGCCCTCGGGCGTGTAGCCGCCCTGGAAGCGGAAAAAGCCCCCATGGTCCATATCGGTGGCGGGGCCTGCAAAGACCAACTGGCCGTCAGACCGCTCCCAGCGCACCCAGCGCGGGAAGCCGCCGACCAGCACCAGGCCGCCGCTCGGGTTGGCCGCCTGCAGGGTGAGCGTCTCCCCAGCAACGATGCCGCATGGCTTCTTAAACACCACTTCGCCAAGCACCGCCCCCTCGGGGACGCTTCGCGGATCAGAGGCCGGGTAGCCGCTGTAGACGATGGCCTTGCTGGCACCGCTGGCGGCATCTGCATAGGCCACGGTGGCAACCAGCTGGGCGTTGACCAGGCCGGGGCCTGCTGCGGTCGCGTCCATCAAGCGCCTCCCGTCGTGTCAGGCAGCTCTGGGAAATGCTCAGCGCCGCATGGGTGGAGCAAACCCGAAGGGTCCTGCGCCACAGCGATGAACTTGGTGGCCAGGTCCAGGCCCGTGAAGGCGCCTGTGCCGTCTGCAGCCGACCAGGTCTCCCGAGCCAAGAGTCTGTCCCGCGCGCGCAGCAATGACACCTTTGCCTTTTGGCTGCCGGCGAGCCCTTCGACTTTGAAGGGATAGTGCCCCATGCCGCCAAACTCGACATCCTGGGCGATCAACATGCGGCCAGGCGAAGCCGCGCAGAAATCGGGGAGCGCCGCCGAATGGGCTACTCGGCTGCCGAAGGTGCTCTGCATCACGGGCGGCAACTCCTGCGAGGCGGCGGCATCGGGGAATGGTGCATCGGGCGGGGTGAATTCGGCGGTGTAGCGGGCATAGCCCACCGTGAACCGGAACTCATCAATCCAGCCTTCATCTGGGCTGATGATGCCGCCCCCTGCGAAAAGCTGCAGCGGATTCGTCCCGTTCAGATTCTGCGGCTGGGAAAACGAGCCCCTCACCTTTCCATCGACAAAGAGCCGAGCCGTGCCTGCAGGATCGCGGCTCAGAGCAATATGGAACATTCGGCCGGTCGACAATCCGTGCGAGATATCGCCGCTATCAGAGCCAGCGGAGTTAATCTTGATGCTCGAAGAGCCAACAATCATGGTCAAACATCCCCCCGAGTTCCATGTCCCCTTCTGGAATGGCGAGCGCCAGTTGCTCAGGCTCAGCGGGCGATAGAAGAACTCAACGGTGTACGGGTCGAGCCCCGGGCGGATGTCAGGAGCGTCGTCTGTTTGCGCATAGTTGCTGTAGCCGGCCGGGGTGACATAGAGGCTTGCCCCGCCGAACTTGCTGGCCGTGGTGCTGATCTTGGCGGTGCCACCAGCGCTCCAAGTGCGGCCAGTGGCATCGACAATCGAGGTGCTGCCGTCCACCCCATTGAGGTGCAGCAAAGCCTTGACAAAGGCAAACTGCGGATCAGATGAGGCGCCTCGTGCGTCAACCGTCAGCGCGCCACGCACACCGGGCCAGGTCAACCAGCCCAGCGTGGCAACATGCACCCAGCGCGAGCCGTCGAAGTACTCAAAGTCCAGCTGGCCAGCAAAGGCGGATCTCGCATCTCCCGCGAAAAGCTTGATGTCCTGGATCTCGACGGCGGTGCTAAATTGCCAAGCCAGGGTGAAGCCTGCAGACGCCACGTCCTGCGCCCGGAAGGCTACGACCGCCACAGGGCTGGCATTTTGCAGCGTGGGCAAGGTGCCACGGGATGGGGCATGGCTGCAGGAGAGCACTGCGGCCGCATCCACCCGGCCAGAGGCGGCCAGCAGGTGCAGCGCGCTCAGCTCCAGCTCGCCGCCGCCATAGGTGCGGATGCCAACAATGCGCCATTGGGTAGCTGCTGCCATCAGCGGCCCCAGTCGGAAAGGTCCAAGAAAACGAGACCCGGCGTCACTGCCCCAGACGGCGGCGCAACACGGATCGCCAGCAGTCTATGGCCTGCATAGTCGTCGGTACCAGCGACAACAGCGCCCGAGGCGAAATTGCCACCGCAGTCCTGCACGGGGTGAAGCAGGCCGGCGAGCGAGCCGCGCTGGCCCGAGGCGAACAAAGCCAGGCTGCCCGTGATCAGGCTATTGTTGGGGCCGTTGGGATACGCGCCCAGCGAATAGCCCGCTACACCGGCATAGGTGTCAGCAGTGGTGCCGTTGTGGTGCGTGCCGATGCGCTGGGCGGCCACGGCCTGGCCCACGCCTGTATGGAGCCTCGCCAAGTAGGCACCGCCACGGGCACTGCGGTGCGACCAGCCGCAGCATCCATCGGGCACCGTGGTCGCAGCGGTCTGGTCCGACTGGTTGCCTGTGAGGCAATAGCCCCAGGCGTCGCCGCTCTTGAGGCTGGCGATATCGCCTGCAGCCATCAAGGTGAAGCGGTCGCCACCCTGAGGCGCCGAGGCAAAGTAGAAGCCCCGGGCATCAGCCACCATGAAATATGGCCGGGCCGCAGCGCTGGCGGCCCCGCTCTTGGGCCAGAAAAGGCCGCCAGACACTTGGGCGTCGAGCGGGATCAAGCCCGAGCCCGTGGCCGCATCGGTCATGGTCTCGTAGGCCCGCACGCGTGCATTGGTGGTGCCGCTGTCGTCAACCCGCAAGAAAATGCCGGTCGCCTCCACGGCCGAGGGCTTGAACACCGACACCCCGCCTTGGTTGAACGGCTCGGTCCAGCCTGCAGGTGCCACCTCCATCGTGATGCTGCTGCCCGCGACAGGGCCGTCAGGTGCGCCAGGCACCGCAAAGCTTGCGCTGTTGGTGGTGATCGAGGTCAGCAGCTGCTCGCCATTGGCTGCTGCCAGGCCTGCGCCCCCGACACGCGCAACTAGGCCAACCAGGTACGGGTGGGCGGCTGCAAATTGCGCCGTGGCTACGCCCGAGGCAACGGTGAGCGATGTGACCGCCATCGTGCCCCAGCCGGTGACCAGGTTGGCGCGCAGAATGGCCCGCAGGGACTGTGCGACTCCATTGAGGGGCAAAGCGCCACTGCTCAGATTGGAAAAGTTCTTTACTGGGTAGGAAGCCATGGTGTCCTCGTTTAGCTGGGATCGCGGTCGGTGTCGACGCGGGCCATGATTTGGAAGTTGTGGTCGAGAATCTCGGGGCTGCCCGCCTGCACAACCATGACGGCCGCCAGCGAATACAGCGCGCCGATGGTGTTGAAGCGGATGCAGTCTCCCGCTGCCCAGTTCATGCCAAACCCAGCCTTGGGCAGGAGGAAGTAAGGCGCATTGTCTGCAGATGGATTGGGCGGGGCCACATCGCTGTTGATGTCGCCCGTGTAGACGACGCCCAAGTGCTCGCCGGCCACGTAGAACTGCGTGGTGGTGGTGAAGATCAGCACCCAGCGCTCGGTGACCGTCGCCTTGTTGGTGAGCTGCATGGGAGCCCGCGACAGGTCGAAGTTGGCCAGCGGCTTGTTGCCAATGAGCGTATCGCTCCAGACGTTGGTCCAGCTCTTTTGCGTGAAGAACACCGGTGTGTTGGATTCCAGGTCGCCGGCCACCAAGGCGCTGGAGTAGACGCTGCCCATGGGGAAATCGTGAGCAATGTCCGAATCCAGGGTGATGAAGCCATTGATCTGCACGTCGGCATTGCGAAAGGTCTGCTGCACGGCGTGGCGCACGACGATGGGCTGGGCCCAGCCCGTTGCATCGTCAATGGTCAGGGTGCCGGCGTTGAGGTTCGGCGTGAAGCCGGTGTAGATCGGCAGGCCGTTGCCGTCGATCAGGTGCACGCTGGAGAGGCGTTCACGACCCATGTTGACCACACCACCGGTGGCCAGGGTGGCAGCCGGCATGTCCACAAAGTTGCTCAGCACGCCATAGTTGCCTCGGCGATGGCACTGCACGCGGCCGTCTGGCGGCAGCGTGGTGGCGCCCAGGCCGACCACCGCACTGTCGATGGGCAGATACACATAGGAGACGGAGTTGATCCGAATGGTGGTCGGGTCAATGGGCCAAGGGCGCCAGATCTTGCCCGCCTCCACCTTGCCGACGTCGGCCGCCGAGTACCACCATTCGGCCTTCTCGGCCGGGGTGAGACTGGCATCCAGCAGCAAGTCGCCAAACAACAGCTGGCCGCAGCCCGACAGGTAGTCGAAGCTGCCCCAGGAGTGCGGGCCGACCAGGTTGCCATCGGCGTCACCCTGCACGGTGATCGCGTTGCCTCGGGTGTCGACCAGGTTGATGATTGCGGATGAGGGCTTGACCGGCGCGGCCTGGGTACGGAAGAACGAGCTGGAGGTCTTCCAGCTGCCCTTGCGCGTCCAGAGGGCCAGGATGTTGATGGTCTGGGGATTGGGACCCACGACATAGTCGGTCATCATCGCCTTGCCGCCCTCGTAGTCGAGCGCGCCCGAGTCAATGCCAGGGTCGGAATTCGTGCGGCCGCGATAGATCCGGCCCTCGAAGTCCTGGTAGACCTGGCCCATCCATTCAAACATCAGCGAGCCCGGTGCGATGGGCTCGCTGGTGAGCGGGCACAGGTCAATGACGATGGCCTCGGGGGCAAAGGTGTAGCTCTTGTCCTGGACCACGGCCGGTGCCACGCGGTACTTGGCCACCACGCTTGATGCGGCCAGGATCTCCTCGCCCACCGAGGCGGTGCCGTAGCTGCCGCCCTTGATCCCGGTGCTGCTGCCGTTGCCCGCGCCGTTGCCCAGCGTCTTCTGGAATTCGGCCGCGTCCTCATAGTCCTGGTTGTAAGACTCGGTGGTGCGGTCGGCGCTGACCACCTTCACGTTCAGATTCTTGCCGACGTAGTTGACGGTGCCCAAGCCGCCCAGGAACGCGCCGGCGCCGTCGTCGGTGAGGGTATGCAACACCACGATCTTGCCGTCGGCAGTGTTAGCCACCTGCTGGGTCTTGACGCTGGAGCTGCCGGTCTGGGTGAGCACCGTGACGGGGCGCAGTACATTCTTGATTGCCATTTAAACGTCCTTTAGCTGCTGCGCAGATCTCGCCAGCTCGGATAGGTGAGCTTCTGGCCGGAGTTGTTGATGCCTTCGTCGCCCGGCTCGTAGTACTCGGGCTGGCTGACCAGGGTGTAGCTGGCCGTGGCATCCTTGATCGCATTGGTGTTGGTCAGATTGCCGCCGCTGGTGTTGGACACGCTGCGGGCAGTCGCCCAGGCCACCTGCAGGCTTCGCGCTGCAGGCTGCTGGGCCAGGGCCAAGGTAATGAAGCCGGCCGCATCAGGCGCGCCAGGCGTGAGCAGCTCGGTGATCACGTTGTCGACCTGGTAGAGGCACTGCAGCTCACCGCGAGGGTTGGGGAGCTTCTTAGGCCGGATCAGGATCGTTCGGCTTGGCGCGTCCACTTGGCCGGTGGCATCACCGCTGATGACGCCTGATGCATTGACTGTGGCGGTGCACAGATCAACACCGCTCTCCCACATGAAGGTCAGGCTGCTGGCCACCAAGCCCTCGTCCGGGAGCATGAAGCAGTACTCGGGCGGAGCGAGCTGCACCACCGCCCCGCTGCGGTTGGTGTAGCCCACGTTGTCGGCATGCTGGATCAGGATGAAGCTGTCGACGTCCGGGAGCGCGGCCAAATCAAAGCCCAGGCTACCAGTCAACACGTCGTAGCGGCCCACGCCGGCGCCGTCACTCGAAAGCGTGCCATTACCGTCGTCGCGCAGCTCGTACCAGTTGTTGTTGGCCCGGTAGGACACCAGCACGCTGCCCTTGGCTGGCGGCGGGCTGAGCTGGGCCACAAAGCTGTAGCCCTGGTTATTCATCGTCACCTTGATCCGCTGGGTATGGGCGGCCACCGCCACCTCAATGCGGCGCGGAGCTTCGGCCAGCAGCAGCGTGCGCGATGCTGCCGGGCGTTGATCGAGAGACGACTCCTCCCTGCGGGTGTTGGGAACGATGGGCAGAAACACGCTGTCCACGCGGATCTGCCGGTCGCCAATTCTCGCGGCCGTCACCAGAGGCGAGGTACCGAAGAACTCGGCAGCATCGGCAACAGTTGCCGTGCGCACCCGCGATTTGTCGGCCGCGCGCGCAAAGTAGCGGCTCGGCGGCGAGCCTGGCCAGGCGCTCTTGAGGGCATCCGCCAGCTCGCAGCGCGACTTGATGGCGTCGAAATCCAGAAACTTGCCAGATTCGTCCACTGTGGCCTTGACCGTCTCGGAGATCACCCGGGTGATACGGATCGGCTCGGTGCGCTCGCTGGGCTTGCCTTCGTCCAGAGTCAGAAACAGCGTGTCGTTCGGCGATGGAGGCGACGTGCCTGGCCGGTGGAACAGGTTGATGGCACGGCCGCCAGCGACATGGTCTTCCAGCAGATAGCCATTCCACTCCACCGAGCGGACATAGTAGTTCTCGATGGCTCGGGCAACTTCTGCCCGGGTGGCGAAGGTCGAGCACTTGAACAGCACCACTGACACATTGGGGTCGGTGGGCGGCTGGGCCACGATCAGATGCGCGCCCAGGACTGGCTCAGCTGTTGGGCTACCCACCCCCAGGAAGATGACGCGGATCTGGACGCGGCCGCCAGCGCGGTCAATGCCCGAGATATCGCGGAAGATGTGGTTGCTGCCGCCAAAGGGGATGACAGTGCCGCTTGGGCCGCCGCCGCCGCTGGGCGTGTCGTCCATCTTCAGCGACTTGAGCAGCTGGATATGGGATTGCAGGATGGTGGTGGTCATTCGTTTACCTCGAGGAACCAGAAATTGGGGCGGTACATCAGCTGCGGCGTGATTTCGCCGTCGAGCAGCTTCCAGATGGGCTGCGCCTGAAAGCCGCCGCTCTTTTGCAGATCAAAGATCACAGTGCGGGCTTCACCGCGCAGCACCAGCGTGAAGCGGGCGCCGCGGATGCGGCGCCATTGGTAGACCTGCAGGCAGTCAGCGCGTGACAGCCAGGCCTGGGTGTCATCACCATTGAGCTCGAACGTGCGGCCGGAGAGCTTTTGCGCCTGGTGCACCAGGAGCGTTCCGTCGGTCGCGTACTCGGTTTCCTGCTCCAGATCGGACCAGGACATCTCGTCCACCCATTGGAGGCGGTCGGACAATTCGAGCGTGGTGTCTTGGTAGGTCAGCGTGATCATCAATAAACGCCTCTTGCGTTGGCCAGGTCGCGCAGCAGCTGCTCGGTTGTGCTCTGGCTGCTGGCATCGGCAAATTTGACCGTCTTCTTTTCGCCGTTTGACAGGGTGATGTGGGAGACGTAGGTGGCACCGCTGCCGCCAGACGAGGCTGGGGCGGGTGCTGGGCTGGCTGCGGGCGCGGCCTTGGCTGCTGTCTTGGCTTCCTTGGCCTCTTTTTGCTTGGCGGCTTCTGCGGCCATGGCCTCGGCTTCTTCCTTGCCCTGGCCATATTTGTAGTAGTCCACAACATTGGACAGTGCGTGGTCCATAGAGTTGCCGCGCCACTTCTTCTGGCCGCCGTTATCCATATAGGCCACGTTGCCGTTGGCGTCGACAAAGTCCTTGCTGACGTATTCGGCCAACGCTTCATCCAGGCCGGCGCCTTTGAGCCATTCGATGATGCCCTGGCGGGTGCCTGTGGAGGTGCCGGCCGTGCGCGTCTCGTGGCCCATGTTGTCGCGCTTGACCATGTTGTCCAGCTCGCGCTCGCGTTCACCGTTCAGGCGGCGTAGTGCATCAGCCTCCGCATCGATATCGGACTTCGAACCTTGACGCACCTGTCCCAGCCGCTGCAGACCATCAGCAGTTTCCCGGGCGATCTTGGCTTCCATTTGTTTGACTTGCGCGGCCTTTGTTGCTGCATCCAGTTCTAACCGTTTGGCTTCTGTCAGTTGACCGCTTGCAATGAGTTCTGCGCGCTTCACTTCGATTAGGGCAAGTGCAGACTTCGCCTCAGCATCTTTTGCCTTTGCGGTCAGCTGCAGAAGCTCAATCTGCAATTGCCGAATTCTGTTCTCCGCCTGGATGGCCAGCGCCTCGTCGCCAGTGGCCTTGGCAACTGCCAGGATGGAGCGTTGTTGCTCGATGGCCAGATTGACCGCAGAAGCCTTGACGTCCAAGCCGGCTTGCTCCGCACTTGCTCGGGAGCGGATCATTTTCTCTTGATCGGCCAGAGCATCCTTGTAGGCTCTTGCAGATTTGACCAGTTCATTTTCAGCAGCCCGAACTTCCTCAATTGTTTTGATGCCCAACGCCTGTTGGCTGCGCATAAGCTCAAGGTTGCCGCGAGTCTTCTCATACGCTTGGCCCAGCTCTTTAACCTTGCTGCTGTTGTCTTCCAGAGCAGACACTTCTGCTTTGGCCGATATCGCTGCGACCTCTAGCGAGCGCGCATGCGCAATGGCCTGACCTGCAGCAGACTCGCGAGCCTTCACTTCCGCATTCAGAGCAGCCAACTCCTTCTGACGGATCGGGTCGTTCTTGAGCACCTCGGCGCCAAGGGCCACGAGGGCATCGCGATGGCTGCGTACGGCTTCGAGCTCGAAGCCCGCCTGTCGGGCCAAAACCTTTGCCTGCTCGGCCTGAACAGCGGCGGCGTCTGCCGCTGCCTGGCGAGCTTCCTTCTCGGTACCCATCTCGCGGGCGACGTAAGCGATACCCTCAGCCTCTGCATTGCGCAGCGCAACCAGCGAGTCGAGCTGCTGCTTGTGCAGGGTGAGCTGCTCGGAGACGGCCGTGAAGCTCGACTTGTACTGTTCCCACTTGACCTTGGCGTTTTCAGCGGCAGTGCCCGAGGCGTTGGTAGACGCTGCCATGGCATTCTGCGCCTGCGCAGCTTGCCCAACGCTGGCGTACATGTCCCCATAGATCTCATCGATCTCTTTGAGGCGCTGCTGCATGCGAGCCGAGGCGGCCTCAATGGTGTCACTGGTGAATGCCGCCTGCACCATCTCCCAGGCGCCTTGGACTCTGGCCGCCGATTTGGTCAGGATCTCCGACATAAGGATGCCGGCCTTTTGCACAACCTCGAACTTGTCGCGCAACAATGTGCCGATTTCCCACCCGGCCCAGGCAGCGGCAGCCAGATAGCCGGCCTTGGCCAGCGCTGCCGATGCGGTCGCGCCGGCCGTTGTGGAGACTGCTGCGAGGCGTTCGGTCTCGGCAATGGCCAGCCGGAGCTGTGCAATGTATGCGCCAAGCGCGGCCACGCCCTTGACAGCCCATACTGCCACCATGACTTCGCCCGCCGCCGTGGCCACCCGGATCACCGTGTCCAGGTTGTTGGAAAGCATGTCCACCAGCTTGACGATCTTGGAGGTGGACTGGGAGGCCTGGTTGGCCTCTCCGATATATGTCTGCCAGGTATTAGCCAGGCGCTGGACAGCATCTTTGACCGTGGTCGACATCCCGCTGGCCAGCTGCTTATTGCGCTCGACCGACAGGCGCAAACCCTCATTGAGGTCAGCGATGGAAAGCTTGCCTGTGATCCCCAGTTGCCGCACTTCACCAGTGGTCTTGCCGGTGGCAGCCGCGACGGCATCAATGATGGTCGGAGTAGCTGCCATCAGCGACTGCCAGGCGTCTACCTCAATCCGGCCCGAGTTGATGGACTTGGTGTAAGCGTCAATGGCGTTCTTGCCGTGTTCCTGACTCGCGGCATTGGTGGTCAGCAGGTAGGTGAAGCTGTCCTGAATGTCCAGTGCCTGCTGGGTCGAGTAGCCGAGCTCGCGCAGCGCATCAGCCGTCTCGATGTAGAGCGTCTGCTGCTCTTTCAATGGGCGGTAGGTCAGATTGGCCGCGTCCAGGATGCGCTTTTGCACCACGGCGTAGTCGGCAGCCGCAGGGGTGGCCATCTTGATGCGCTCGGCCATCTGCCCATAGGCGTCAGCCGTCTCTATGGCGCTGAGCGCATAGTCCTTGATCTGTGCGGCCGCAAAAAGGCCACCAACTGCAGCAGCTACACCGGCGAGCTTGGACTTGAGGCCGTCGCCAACTTTTCCCAGTTGCTCAAGGTCGCCTGCAGCTGAACCATCAGACCGGCCATAAGCTTGCATCTGGCCTGCGGCCGTATCTGCGGCAGCTGCTTCAACACGCAGCGCCTTAGCGTGGTTCTCAGAGGCTGCAATGACATCGGACTGGGCTTTGGTCAGTGGGCCGCGAGCGGAGAGCTCATCACGAGAGGCCTGGGCAGCCTGGGCGATGGCAGTGGCCTCCGCACGCTTTGCCTGGGCCACGTTCTTGAGCTGGCCCACCTCAATGTCGCGCAATGCGCTTTGTGCCCGGATAGCAGCGGATTCGTCGCCGCGAGCACGGGCAGCTTCGAGGATGCCCTGTTGCTCCTGGCGCTGCAGCTGCAGGTGGCGCGTGGCCAGGTCGAGCTGGGATTGTTCCAAGGCCAAGGTCGCCTTGATGGCTTCGCCTTTGCGCTTGAGCTCGTCGGTGACATCGCTCTCTACCTTGCCAAGGTCTGCCAGCTTCTCCGCAGCCTTTTCGGCCTGGGGTGCTACCTCGCCGCCCAGCGTGGTGCCGAGCGCTTCCAGGCTGTCATCGAGCTGGCCGACATTCTTGCGGCTCTCCGCTGTGTCAGCATTGATTTTGAGGTTGACTTCCTTGTCTGCCATTCGCCCGCCTGCGGAGGATCAAAAAAACTGTGGGGCCAGTTACCCAGCCGGTGACTGCCCCACATCAATGCCTGCCGGCATGCGCCGGCTAGCGGATCAGACCATGCTGGTCTTGTAGTACTTGCTGATGCCTTGGCCGGTACGGCGCGGGTCTTGCAGCACCGAGCCTTCTACGTCCAGGGCACCAAAGCCCTTGGCCAGCAGCGCCAGAGCCTTGGCAATGCCCTGGCTGGCACGCCAGATCTCTACCAGGACGGGATTGCCAGAGTCGGCTTCGTTCAGACCGCCAAACACCAGCTCCAGCTCAGCCGCTTTGGCGGTCAGCGCTTCGATCTCGGCGTATTCGCCATAGGTGTAGCTGGCCCACAGCTTGTCGCCGTCTTCCAGCTCTGCCGCCTCGGGGAATACAAAAACACCTTCGGGCCGCACTTCAAAGTCGGAGGTCGTGGTAAAGGCTGTGGCAGATGCAGCATCCGTCCCTTTTTTCAGGGACAGTGCAGTAGGAGCCAGATGCTTGAGACGGTGAATGCCGCCCAAGGTAACCACCAGTGGCTCGTCGGTCACAGTGCCGCCAGCCACAGCCTGGGCAGTTCCCAGCACCGCACGGGCGAAGTTCACCACGTTGAAGTCTGCGATCTTCATCGCGGTTTTGATGGCCGTGACGCGGCGCACTTCAGCGTGCACACCGCCGCCCAACTGCGTCATGTCTTCCTGGGACTGCACCTCTTCTTCATGCTCCAGGGACAGCTCCAGCACATTGCCGATGGGGATGTGGGCGATGGTCGAGCCATAGGGACGGGCATAGATCTGCCCCACATTCATGGATGGCTTGTAGACCTTTTTGAGAACGGACATAAACGCTCCTAGGGTTGCTTTTTGAAAATGGTTTCCACCTCGAAAGCCGAGGGGATGTACTGGAACCCGGCCGCGTACTTCGCGGGCGGAGGGCTGACCAGTGACAGGGTGGTGGCTGCACCGGGCAGCTTTTCACCGGCCAATGCCCGCGTGACATATGCGCCCAGAGTGCCGGCACCAGAGCGAGCCGCCTTGCCTGACTTCTGATTGGCCACATTGCGCACCGCAGCCACCACGTACCACTTGTGGCGCAGGCGCCAGGTGGTTCGCTGGTCTTCGGCCACGGCATAGCCGCCATAGATCACATGCACGGCGGGAGTCCGCTGGACCTGCTCTTTGACGTCAGCCAGGTCAGCAGCGGTCAGCACATGCACTGCGGGTTTGATGCCTTCCACGGCCTTTCGCACCAGGTCCACGATGTGTGGCTCCAGCGCCATAAAGTCGTTGACCTGGTCGATGGTCATGCCTTGTGCGCTCATGCGAAGCCTCGGAGCGTGTCGTCGGTCACCTGGCGAGGACTGAAGCCAAACAGCACTTCGCCAGCCCCAGGCTCTTCCCCAGTCAGGGAAACACCAGGCAGCCCACCCCAAGGGCAGCTGATCAGCATGTCACCGCTGGCGATGGCTTCCAGCTCCTTGGTGGTGGCCTTGAACCGGATATAGACCTCATGCTCGGGCGCCAGGTCGTCGTACAGGTAGTAGCGGGCCACATCGCAGACCATGCGGGTCAGCAATGGTGGGGCCACCATCTGCACTGCGTTGGCGTTGCCAGGCATTGGCGCGGGCTTGCTGCAGCCGGGCAGGGGCAGACGGTAGACCTTGCCCACGTAGCCATCCACAAAGGCATGCGCATCGCCCAAGACCGTGTTCACCTTGGCGTCTTTCACCTGCTCCAGATCTTCCGGGTCAGTCAGCTCGATCAACTCACGCTCGCCAAAGCGGGCGATCAGGTCTTGAACGGTTGCGTAGTCCATGGCTGCAATCAGGCGCGGAGGGTCTGGTAGATCTGGACCTCGATCAGCTGGCCTGCTTGGGTGGCAGCACCCAGAGCGCGGCCGCAGAAGTCGTCGGCGCTGCCGGCGATGGCCTTGCCGGATGCGTCGGACTTGACCAGTGCACCGAAGGCCAGAGCGCCTGCGGCTTCCACCAGGTAGGAGTACCCGGTCACCACTGCCACCGCCTCGCCGATGGCTGCAGCGGTTTCGGTGATGCCCTGCACATCCTTGACACCGCCATCAGCGGTGGGATAGCCGCCGTCGTATGCAACGAAGCGGTGCGCGGCCAAAGCTGCGGTGGCCACCAACGTGACGCCATGCTGCTTGTCAAACTGACGGCCAGTATTGTTTTGAGATGGCATGCGCATCTACTCCTTACTTCTTGTCCACCACCTCAGCCTTGGCCGGGGTGGTAACGGTGGTGGTGCTGGTGCTGGCCGTTTCGCCGTCTGCGGACTGCTCGGGCGCAATCGATTCGGCCTTTTCCTGGACCTTGGCGCGTGCCTGCTTGAATTCCTTGGCTGCTGCGGCGGCTTCCTTCTTGGCTTGCTTTTCCAGATCGGCGGTCTGCTCGGGATCTTCAGCAGCGCCCGAGGCCACCAGCTCACGCGCGTCGTGCGCGCTTTGTGGTGGCAACTCTTCGCCAGGCTGGAAGATGGTGCGCTGACCGTCCACCATCACAGCGGTGGCAATCAGGGCAATCAGTTTCTTGCTCATTTGCAAAGTCCTTTTTGGATGTTGGGCCCATCCCCGGCCCGCCAATGCGGGACCGGGGTCAACAGGCTCGCGGGGGGTTATGCCGGGTTGGTGAAAAGGAAGCCAGCGCCCTTGTAGGCGATGTTTGCGCGGCGCTCAAAGGTGCCGCCAAAGATCCAGGCCTTGGCGCCGTTGTCGAAGTAAGGCGCTTCCGAGTACGGGTGGCCTTCGATCACGTTGGTGAAGCCAAATGCAGGCTCTGCCAGGCTGACCTTGGCGCTGTTCGGGGCGATGTTTGGGACATAAGCCAAGATGGCGTTGTTGCCCCACACATCGTGGGCTTCGTCCTCTTCATCCACCCACGATGCGTCGCCCACTTCGATCTGCGCCACGTTGAAAATGGTCTTCAACTGCTCAATCGATGCAGGGCCGGTCTGCGTGCTGGGCAGGTACGAGCGCACTTCCTGGTTGATGCAGACCACAGCGAGAACGTCTGCGCCCAACACCAGCTTGTTGGGGCGCTTACCCGTCTTCTTGCGGATGATCTCTGCTGCTGCGCGGACATCGGTCACAGGCGTGCCCGTTGCCGCGCTCCACTTAGTGCCACCCGCCAGGGCCAAGGTATGACCCGCTGCATAGCTGGAGATGCTGGTGGCGATTCCTGCCACTTCGAGCTCATAGTCCAGCGCCAGCACATCGGAGGCGGTGGTCATCGCAATCTGGCTGATGTCCAGATGGCCGGCGATGTTGAGGCGGCGGGATTCATCGGCTTCACGGACCAGCTCACGTGGAATCGGCACTTCCACGGCGTACTGGTCAACGGTGTACACCTGACCGTCGTACTTGATGTTGATACGCTTGGTGGCCGTACCAGGTGCGCGGCGCAGGTTGTAGCGGCGGCGCGCAGCATCGCCCATCTGGGCGATGTTCACGCTGGCCAGCACCTGCGGCAGGCGCGGCATCAGCTTTTCAGCAATCATGGTGCCCTGGCCCATGCCCAGCAGCATGTTGGACAGGATCGGGTTCGCTTTGAGACGGATCTCAGCTGCGGTCATTGTCATGGTTTGGTTTTCCTTTCAGACCAGATGTGGTTAGGCGGCGCTGGTGAAGGTGGTGGTGACTGCACGCAGCGCTTCGCTGTAGTCCACCTTGTGTTGAGCGGCATAGGTCTTGGCGGCCTTGTCCACTTCGGCGTCGGACTTGCCATGGGCGGCGCCCGCTTGCACTTGCGCGGCGACGTTGCCACCAGCGAACTCGCCAAAGTCCACGGCAGGCTTGGCGTTGGCGATCAGGTCCTGCAGCCACTGGCCTGGACTCACTTTGCGGGTGGCGTCACCCTCGGCGAATTCCACGGGCTTGGCGTCATCGAGAGCCACCAGCGTGGCCACGGCCATGTCCTTGTCTTTGGGCAGCAACTTGCCAGCCTTGACCTGGCTCTCGGCAAAGCTCACGAAGCCCGCCTTGCGGTCCTGCGCAGCCTTTTCAGCGAAGGATGCAGCTTTGGTCTCGGCAGCATCAGCCTTGTCTTCGGCAGACTTGGCTTTGGCGTCAGCATCGAGGCGCGCCTTCTTCTCGGCGGCCAGTTGTTCTTTCATTGCCTGGATTTCGGCTTCGGTCATGGATAGGGACTCCTGTGTTGACGGATCGGCGGTAACGGGTTCAGAAAAGGAGACGGCGCCGCCTGCGTCGTCTTCAGAAAACTGGATGTCCTTGAGCCCAGCCACTGCAGGCGGCTGCGCGCCCAGGAAGGCAACATGGCGCAGATACCACTTGCCTGGCGTTGGGTTGTTGGAGGCTTGGGGCGGATAGAACGAGGCGCTGCGCTTCTTGAAGCGGCCGGTCTGGACCATCTCGGAAAACTGAGGTTCGACCTGGTGGGCGTCGATGGTCAGCACGCCATTGGTGGACTGCACTGCCTTGACCCAGCCGTAGGCCGGGAGGTTGCTGGCCGGATGGCCTACGGTCAAAGGAGCTTCCCGCAGCGCCGGGTCGTAGCTGGCGGCCATCTCCTGCAGCGCAGCTTCCGAGAACTCGTGCACGGTGCCCGCATCATCCGTGTGGCGGCCGGCGCGGAAGATCTGGATGCCATCTGGCAGCGTGGCGGCCGAGGGCTTTGCAGAGGGGAGTTTTTGAGGCATGGCGCAATGGTGCCGAGCCACTGCCCACCGCGCTAATTGCCGCAGATCACATATTCACAGACAAGAAAGGCCCCAGCCATAACAGCTGGGGCCTTGTCGGCGTTGGCAAATCTGGGCGGTCAGTCGAGCGGGAGCGTGCCCTGGCGCTGCGCCATCTGTTCCTGGCGCCAGGCGCGTTCAATATTGCGCACACGCGAAGTCGTAATGCCTGTCGCATCAGCCACCTCCTTGTAAGGCAGGCCGCGTTGCAGCAGTTCAATCACACGGCGGGTTCGGGTGCTGCTCATCATGTCGGCCCCCACGGGGATGTAGGGCTGGGTGCCGCCCAAGTCCTGGGCCAGGCCCAGGGTCAATGCGATGGCCAGCTGAGCGAGGGACTCAACGGCAACGGCACCCGCGCCGGGTGCCGATATCAGGGTGACATACTGGCTTGTGGCCAGGTCGCGCCAGGTGTCTGACCACTCTGGCGTCATCAGCGCTTCTAGTGGCGCAATCTGGTCACGCGACAGATCGGCGATGTCTTTGCGGTCAAACAGCTGCACGTTTAAATCCTTTCCTGCCAAGCTTTCAGCGCTTCAATGAGTGTATCCAGCTGAGGGTCGGTGGCAAAGCGCAGCGCGCTTACATCCACCTGCCGCAACACCCACGCATTGAGAGCTGTGGCGCTTGGGTTGCTAATTGCACCGTCACGATGGAGCTGGTTCCACAGCGCCCACACTTTGCGCTCTTTGGGGCGCGTCTCCTTTTTGACTCGGGAAAATTGCTCACTGCTCAATGGCCGGTTGGTGGCGGTTGGCCGCACCACGCCCATGCGCTCAGCCAAGCCTTGCATGTGGTTTCGCACATGGAATTGCTCAGCGGCCGTTAGGACCTTTGCGCTGTTCTTCCCTGTGAGCGTCAACAGCAAAGCGCGGTAGTCGCCATCAGCCAGCTGCAGCTTGGACTTGAGAACGTGGATTGCGGCGATGTGGTTAGCCATGGTTCACCCCTGGGACATAAGTTTCGTGAGGATGAATCGCTCTGCCGGCAGTTCAAGCGTCTGCGCAATCAGGTCGCCATCAACTGCGCGCGCCAAGGCAAGCATCTGCCCCATACGCATGCCCAGACCAGGCGCAGTGAATTGCTGGCCAGCATGGGCCACCAGGCCACCGGTTCGGACGCGGCGAAGAAACCAGGACTGAACTACTCCGCGAGAGGCC